GGATTGACCAACGGCATGGACGAACTGATCTGAGCGTGGGAGTCCGAGTCGGCGTTGCCGCTGTTGTCCGCGCTGGCGAAGTACGCATTGTTGGACCAGGTCATGGAAGTGCAGGAAGCGTACGCCGCCGACATGTCGCAGGTATTCGCGATCTGCGTTCCATCGGCATTGACCCAGAGATTGTTTTCCACGTAGACCGCGAAGGCCGGCGAGGGGTAATTGCCGTCGTCCAGCAGGATGCCGCTGCCGCTGTTGCAGGCGGCGGGAAAGTTGTAGATGGTGTTGTTGAAGATGTAAATGGGCGCGATGAACGTCGTATCCCACTTGTAGAAGAACGCCGCCACGCCCGCCGTCTCGCCGGTAAACGCCGCGCAGGACGTCTCGAACGCCACGTTCCCGTAAATGTACCAGGGACCGTTGCCGCCGTTGCCCGTGTTCCAGTCGCCTCCGGAGGGCGTGGCGATGACGGCCGTGCCGCTGATGTCTTGCCAGTAGTTATTGGCGATGGTGAAGTTTTGCAGACCCTCGCTGCAGGAGCAGCCCTCGGCGTGGCGCGTGGGATCGGAATAGCTGCGATAGAAATAATTGTTGGCGACGAGGATGTTGCTTCCATCGCCGTAGGTTCCACCCAACCCGTAGCCGGACTGGGGCGGCCCGCACAGCACGTTGGAGCTGGTGCCGTCGCAGTTGGCGTGATCCCCGCGCAGCTGCAGGTTCGTGCCCCCGTTGTTATGCACATAGCTGTTGAGCAGCGTGTAATTGTAACTGCCCCACACGGCCTGTATCCCGGCCTCGCGGCAGCCGTCGGGAACCGTTTCGTGCGAGCCGTTCACGTCCACATACTCGATCAAAATGTCATGCACCGGAATCGGCAGAGCGGCGGCATTGTCGGCAATGTCGATGTCCGCGTTGCAGGCGACTTTGCCAGAGTTGTCGATCTTGAATCCGTAGCCGCTCTCCAGCTGCCAGTCGGTGACCGGGTTACCGGTTGCGCTGGATCGCGTGACTCCGTTGAGGATGTAGTAGTCGGTACCGAAGGTGAGAATGTCTCCAACGCCGGTCGCATCGGCTTGATTGAACACCGCCTGGCCCGCATAACTATTACTCCAGCCAGTGCTCGCGCCATGCGCCGCAACGGTCGCGGCCTGAATGGTGATGGTCAGCGTGCCGCTATCCTGATCATCAAAATAGTGGCCCGGGTAAGTGCCGGCCGCGACATAATAGGTTGCCCCGCGCTGCAGATCATTGGGCAACGACGTGTAGGCGTTGTACCAGTCCACGCCGGTTCCGTTCCCGGTGGCGGATGCCAGAACGTAGCAGACCAGGGTGCTCTCGCAGCTCGCGGTTAATATGCCGCTGGTTGAGCCTCCGCCTCCTCCGCTCCCGGTTCCGGATGTCCCGGGCACGACGCCGAAGACTGTGCCAGCCCAGGACGAAGGGTTGCCCGCTCTCAGCGTTGCGGTCTGCGCTGTGGTTGAGGTGATGTTCGTCGTGTTGTACGACGTGGCGGAGATGGCCTCACCGCCGCCCACTTCCGTCCATCCGGCAGGAGCCACGTAGGGCGGACCCGCCGCCGATTCCGTCCAGAACGCCCACACCTGTTCCCCGCTGGCCGCAAAGGTTTGGCTGGTCGCCGAGAACGCGGTTCCCGTGCCGGTACCCGTGCCGATGCTGCCGGTGTCGATCGGGTTATTCGCGTCAACGCCCAGGAGGCCGATCGACTGGACGAACATACCATCGAACCATCCGGCCACGCTGGGCGCGCTGAGCGTGGCCACCGCTTCGAAGGGAGCACCGGTATTGATCGTCCACCAGACCTGCGTGGAGAAGGTAGAACCGACGCGCTGAACCGGAGTCAAAGCATGGTAGGTGTTGACGCCGTCGGTGACACTGGTGATCGTCTGCGTCTGGCCGCCCCAGCCGAATTCGAGGAAGATCAGTTCGCCGACAACCGGGTTGGTGTAATACTTGCCCATCGTCGCGCATGGCGCGTTGCAAGCGCCGTTATCCGCCATATTCAGGTCAACGGTCTGCGCTCCGGCCAGGGAGCACAGACCAAGACAAAACAGCAGTACTGCCAAACTCTTCCTCATCGGAACGAAGCTCCTTCCGCAGCCCATCCGGCGGCGTTGTTCAGGATCGCGCCCGGCGTGTAGGTGCCCGCCGATGTCGTGATCTGGTATTCAACCGGCCCGTATCCGCCCACAACATCGAGCTGCGTCATTCCGGTCGAAGGAGTGGAGACCTGCGCCGCGTAGTCCATCACCACGCCGATAATGAGATCGACCGACGCGGTAGTGGTCAGGCTCGTGGTTGCCACAGTTCCCGTGCCGGTGCTGCCGTTGGCAACATCCGCACTGCTGGATCCGGACCACTCACTGGTTTCCATGGCCACGTGAGTCAGATCGTGGTTGAACGCGGCGGTCACCGTAAGCGCCGCGCCCCCCGTGGTCAGGTAAGAGTGCGCGATCGCCGCCGAAGAGGTGGATCCCGGGTTCTTGCTCATGCCGTCAATCACCCAGGTATTGCCCAGGTTGTCCGTGACGCTGTTCAGCGTGGTCCCGCCGCCATCCGCAAGCAGAATCGCCAGAACCATCAGATGCCCCGCCGTGGGCGTGAGGCCCGTCGCGTAGGACGCCGCGCTCGAGGTTGTCGCCGTATTGCTGGTCATGGCCGCGTGCTGGATCAGAACCGGATTGCCGCCGGCGAAGACCTGAATGGTCGCTTTCCAGGAGGCCACACTGCTGCTGGTGTAGCCAGACAAAACAGCCTGAGAACGGACATACCCCGACGAAGAAATGGTGAGCGGCGAGGCGTACGTGGTCGCGGGCGTGCAGGCGTTGGTGGTGTCGGTGCAGTAGAGGATGGTGGCTCCGCTGGTGGCATCGGCAATCGTCAACGTCGTGGAGCTGGATCCGCTGTACGGCGATGCGGGCGAGAACGTAGGCGTGGAGACGACGCTGCTGATGGTGCCCTGCCAGCACACCGGCAGGCTGGCCAGATAGCCGGTCGCGGCGCCAATCGCGCAGACGTATTCGCTGGATGCGACCGCGATGGGAGCGGTGTATTGCGTTCCGGGGATGCAGCTGGTTCCGCTGGTCGTGGTGCAGTACTGGATGATCGCTCCGCTGGTTCCGTCGGCAATCGTCAAAGTCCCGGCCAAACCGGTGTAGGGCGAGGCAGGCGTGAACGTAGGCGTTGCCGTCGGCACCGTGGAGCAACCCACCGTGGTCAGGCCGCCGGAGCCGTCGATGCAGCCGATGGTTCCCGATTGTCCGGCCCAGGTGCCCGCCGTGGGAATGCTGGCGTCAGAGCCCGCGAGAGCCATCCATTGGCACGGGGAGTGGTTGAGGGTCCCGACCGTGCTCGGAACGCCACACACCAGCGCGGAGAGCTGCGTGGGCGCGGCAGGCGGCATGTCCAGAATGTAGTCCTGCGTGCCGGAGGTAGGTCCACCCCACCCGGCATAATGGGTGGGCAGATCGGGCGGCGGAGTGCTGGAGGGCACGCCCCCGGCATAGACCTGCACGCCCTGACCGGCCCCGGAGACGCGCATTGGCTTGGAGAGGATCACGGCTGTGTTGTCGTCGGTGATGTCGGGGAAGCTTGCCCCCGCACAGCCCGAGCCGGTGCAACCCGTTCCCGGAACACCTTGAGGCCCGGGATCTCCCTTCGCGCCCTGGGGCCCCGGCGCTCCGGTCGCGCCTTGCGGAATGGCGAAGTTCAGAATCACCGCCGAACTGGATCCGCTGTTGACCACGCTGGCCGGAGTGCCCGGGGCCCCGGTGGTGGTGGATCCGACATCGATAGTCGCCCCGGCCGGGCCTCGCTCGCCTTGCGGTCCAATCAGGCCGGGAGCCACGAGTTCCGTGGGCGAAACCGGCACATAGCTGTCCAGGCTCCACGTGCTGCCGGTGGGCTGCAGGCAGGGAATGGCGGGCACCTTACCCATCGAGATGGAATCGTAGATCGTCGTGGCGTAGCAGAAGTGCGTGGGGCTGGTCGCGGCCGTGTCTACCAGCGTGCAGGCGCCGCCCGATTGCGCCGTTGTAATGGCTCCGTTGGCAATCAGGCAGACCACAGCCCGGGGAATCATCAGGCCGACCTGGTGACCAAAGAACGGGCTGCCCTGCATATCGGTGGCGCGAAAGGTGATGGTGCCGGCGGTGAGTTTGTGCGTATCCGCGCCGATGATGTTGGATGCGAGGATCTGCGTGGTCTGCGCACAGGCGCAGTTCAGCGCCGCGCTCAGCAGCGCGGTGAAGAGGATAAGTTTGCGCATGGTTAGTCGGTTGCCTCAGCCAGGAAGATTGCGGCCCATGTGGTTGGAGTGTTTGCGGCAAGAGCGAAGGACGAGAAGGTGCCGAAGCTCTGGATTTTTTGCCCGCTTGCCCCATCCCACAGAACCGCGGAATAAGTTGCGGCCGGGTTGTCCGGACTGTCGGCCGTGGAGTCGAGAGTGAACGCGGGGATCGTCAAAACGCCATCGGCGACGGTGCAAGCGATGGACTGAAAGAACGTGCCGAGGGCTGCTGGGTTGTTCTGCGCGCCCATGCCGTAGACGGTGCCGGACTGCGCGGTAAACGGAGCGTTGGCGTAGATGCGCAGGGATATTCCCGCGGTGTTGCCCTGCCAGTTCGGCACGTTGAGCGCGGCGATGGTGATTTGCGGCATTTTGGTCTCCTAGCGCGGCCGGCGCATTTGCTGCTCGGCTATGAGGTGCGCAGCATGTTGAATCGCGGAGCGGTGAGTCGCGTCGAGCGCCGCCTCGAAGTTGGAACGGGTGAGGGCCGGATCCGTGCCACGCGCGTCGATGTAGCCAATCATCGGGCCACCACCCAGATCCGCATGGGAAGTGATGCGGCCAGGAACGCTGGGCGTGAAGCGCTCTCGGCCGAGTTCGCCCACGTCGATCGGCACGCCCGCGGCCACATCGCCGCCCAGGGCGTGGCCGCCGCCGAAGACGCCGCCCGCGCCGAAGATGCGGCCGCCGAAGATAGAGCTGAAGAAGTCGGAATCATTCAGGAAGCCCAGCAGACCTTTGCCGGCGGCACTGGCCACGCCACCCGTTGCGCCGTCAGCGTTCTTGATGTACATCGGGTTGCCCTTCGTGCCCATCTTGCCGTTGCTTCCCAGGCCGAGCGCTTGCAAGCCGACGCCTTCGATCTTCTCCAGGCCTGTTTTGGCCAAGGCCTGAGAGGCCTGCTCGAAGATGGCGTGATAATTCGTTTTGCCGCCCGTGAGTGATTTCGACATTTCAGTGTTCAGGCTATCGATCATGCGCACAGCGATCTGCTGAATCTGCTTTTCCGTCTCCTCAGATCTTTTGATGAATTCATCAAAGACGCCATTGATCATGCCGCTCCACGTGGTCTGCAAGACGGCGATATTATCCTGTGCCGACTGAAGCTTTCCCTGCCCCTTCAGCGTGTCGATTTGCGTTTGGAGAGCGGTCTCCTTCGCCTGCTGCTCCTTGTTCGGGCCGAGAACACCCTGCAGCAGATCCTGCTGTCTAAGCCGGTTCAACTCGTCGGCGAGCGCCTTTATCTTGGCCTCATATTCGGCTGTGTGTGCGGTCGCTTCGATCAGCGCCACCTGGTGGGGATTAAGCGCGCCAGTCGCCGCTCCGATACGTGCGGAAGCGATGGCCCACTGCGCGTTCATCTGCGCCTGCGCCTCGGCGCGTTTCACAGTCGCAGCCGCCAGGACATCATCGCCCTTGTCCGCGGCCTCGCCAGGTTTGGTGAAGCCAGGCTCAACGCCGGCGGCCTCGTCGCGGATACTTTTTACCTGTCTTGACATCCCCTCCATACCCTTATCTGCGCGTTCCCGCGCGGAAAGGTAGGCCTTGGATCCCCTGTCAAGGTATTGGAGCTTTTCATTCCAAAAAGAGAATTCATCAGCAGCGCCAAAACTCTGGCTGTACTTCTGCTTGAGATGCTTCTCCTCCTCAAGTTCCGATTCAAAAGCTTGCAGCTTTTTGGCGTTCTGCTTTTCCGTTTCAGCATCCAGAGTTGCATCCGCTTCGAGCCCCGTCTTGGTTCCGGTGAGACTCTGAACGTCCCCGGTCAGCTTCACCGCATTCTGCATCGCCCGAAGATAAGCCACAAGCTGCGTAAGCGACTTTTCATCTGTCTCCGCATTGGACATGTTCATATGCGGGTGTTCGACGCGTTGCCGGCGAAACGATTCTGCCTCGGGAGCTATTCTCGCCAACTCAGCAGAGGCCTTTGCGAGATTCTCATTGATTACCACCGCATATTGGGCAGTCGCATCGCCACGCGAAGCCATTAAAGACGTAAAGCTCGCATTTGGATTCGCAACCTTGAACGTCCCGGCGCCTACCTGGGCAAGCTGTTCCTGCGTTTCGTCAGCGATCTTGTCGGCAGATTGGCCGCCGGTCCGGTGAAGAACGTTGCTTGCGAACCAACCCGCTTGCTCGCTCTTCAATAGGCCTGAAATCTTCTCAACATCCGTGGTGAGTTTGTCGCCGAGTTTGTCGGCCTCAACTCTCGCCTCCGCAATCGCTTCTTTCAGCGCGTTCTGCGGCTTGTGCTCCAGTTTGGCAATGGCATTCTCAAGTTTCGCCTTCGTGAGCTCGAGTTCATCGTTCGACTCGCCGATAGAGTGCTTCGCCGACTCCCATGCCAGGACATTCTTCTTGGCCGCCTCTTCGTTCTTTTTTACAAACTCGACGACCTTTTCGCCAGCCTTGAAGACGATGTCGGCAAGTGCGAAGACAGCGACGGCGTTAAACGCTGCGGACATTGCAGGAGCAACGCCCGGTAACTTGGCAAGAAACGTCTGCAAATGGCGCGGGAGATGGATACCCACTTCCTCACCAAGCAGTGCGATCGCACCTTTACCCTCACGCATCTCGGCGCGCAGTTCGGAGTTAAACTTGCGCACATGCGTCTTTGCGTCATCGAGAGCTCTCTCGAAAGCCTCCGTGCGCGCAACCAGGTCGATGTACGCGGAAGCAACTTTTGCGCTAGCAGCCATGATGATCCTTTCGGGCAAAACAAAAGCCGCCCGAAGGCGGCTTCACAATTCGCAGGTTGTCAAGCTCTATTTGACGTCGATTCTCTTCAACTTTGCCATAGAGAGTGCAGCATCCCCGGAATCAGAGGGCTCCAGAGACCACATGGGACGATCCTTCGCCATTACAGATTTATGGAAGGTAGCAACAAAGTAATATGACTTTCCCGGCTCGAAGTCAATCAGCCGCCCAATCTGAAAATCGCCAATCGCGAGCTGATGTTGCCCAATTGGAACGGTCACAGCAAGAAATGAGCCGTTTGTAATACGCTGCATCTGACTTCCGTCGAGATAAACAAAAGGGTGCCCCAGCGCGCCCCAATAGGCGTTATGCGGACGATAGACATAGACGGTTGCCGTATTTGATTGCGGAAAAGCAACAGAGAGCGAAAACGCGAAGGCTAGGAAAACAACCAGCTTTCTCATGCCTACCCCCTTACGGCTGGAAGTGTAGCATTATCCGGCCGACGCGGAGATTGAAATCGGCATAAAAACCGCGTTAATCTGCATCGCGATCTCCTCCTCGGTCGGTTCAGGCTGCGGAGGCGGCTTCAGCGAGGGAATGAAATCCCACGGCTGAAGCGTTTCTTTGGGTGCGTGATAGCTCCAATTTGCCGTGGTGGCCGCCAGGATCCCAAAGAGTAGATCTTCGCGCTGCTGGCGACGGTCGAAACGGCTGGAGAGCGCGTGGAGTTGCCGTGGGCATATGCGCCAGAACTGCGCCTCACTCAGGCCCAGGTCATAAATGGCATGGCTCCAGAGCCTGAGCCAGAGCTGGCGCGCGCTTAGCTCTGGCCCTTGAGAGGGTCGTCAGCGGCTTCCTCCTGCTCCGTCATGCTGGCAGACCAGGCTTCCAACACACACCGCCAGACCTCCTTGATGGTCTTTTGCGTGACCATGGCGGAGGCTTGTTCGCGCGTGATATCGGAATGCTTCGGCCGAAGACAAGCCCAGAGCATGACCCGCACAAGTGAAACGCGCGGCGCAGCGACTTCGCGAGCACTCAGACCAAGAATGATGGGGATCCCTGTCTGATCCTCTACCTCCGCAACCGCATTGAAGTCAAAGAAGAGGGTGAAAGTTTCGCCGTTGAGCTTCAGCTCACCTGTCGGCTCGGTGGGATTTCTGCGGGGCATATTCTTCTCCTAAAAAAACGGGCGGCCGGTTAGGAACCGCCCGTTGGCCAAAGGGTATTCAAAGGGCGTTGCGCAGGGCGGACGCTCCGGGGATTAGGTGCCGGGGGTGACGATGATGAGGCCGCTGATCTCGATGGTGACCTTCGAGGTCATGGTCTTGTCGACCTGAATGTCCGGCAGCGGCTGCTCGGAGACATAGCCGGAGAATGCGAACGAGTTGCCGGTGGTCGTCTGCGGGGGTACCTTGGCGGATTGCACCGTGAAGGCAGTCAGGGCCTGCGACTCGAACGCGGCCAGCAGAGCCTGATAGCCGGGATCGAGGGGCAGGTAGGTGAAGCCGATGGCAAGAGTGCCAGCCTCCGCCTTTGCCGGGAGCTTCTCACCCATGACCACCGTGCTGGTCCCCATCATGGGCGACGACAGGTTGGTCAGATCGTCGTAGGTGATCTTTTGGCCGTTGAATTGGATGGTTTTGACTTGGCCAACGACAACAGGCGTGCTGCCGATGGAAAATGTACTCCCTGCGCCAGTAGCGCCCTTACTTGCCATTGTGATGCCTCCGGAAACATGTGAAAGGTGAATGGAGTTCAGCAGCCAGGCGGCCGCCGAAGGATGTTAGTAGTGCACGATGGCGTGAACGGACCAGCAATAGATCCTGCTGCCATCGTCGAAACGGCTGGAGAGCGTGGCCTCGATAGGGCTGCAGACCGTTCCGTCGGGAAGCGTTCCGATAAACCCATCGAGGACCGCGTTGACGGCCCGCGCCAGATTCGCCGCGTCCAGGAAGCGCAGCCCAAAGCAATCGAAGACGATGCGCATCTGCAGGCCGCCATAGCTGCCGTCGAGAGCGCGCTCCTGGGGGACGTCGCTGGGAACGGTGTAGGCGACGCAAGGGTACGTGGTGGAATCGACCTGTTCCGGCGGCGGGTTCGGCTGCAGGCGGTCGCCAATGATCGCGGTTACCGTTGGCTGGGCGAGCAGATAGGTAACCAGGCCTTCAGGGAGCATGGGGGACCTCAAGGGCTAGGGGTTAGGGATTAGGGAATAGGGGGCAGAGGCTAGCCGAAATCGACGTCACGAGAGTTGTTCTCGGGGTAGGAAATCCCTTCGGTTTCGTCGAAGATACGACTTTGAAGAACCCCCAGAAACGCATCGACGGACGCCTGTGCTGAGATATCAAAGGCCTTCTCAAAGAAGTGCTTGCCAGGGATCGGGCGGATCTGGCCGCCGGCCTTCCAGCCCCGTTTGCCGCGCTTACCGTTCGGATTGGAGCGGCTGGCGTGCCGGGTAAGTATCCAGCCGTTGTTTTGCCAGTAACCGACGCGGGCAGGAGCGTTGACAGGGGGAGTTGCCTGCACCCCCACTTTTACCCGAGGCTTCTGCACCTGGGAGTAGCCCTTACCGCTCCGGATCGAATCGCCGGGGACCTGCACTTCGGTGGTCATGAACTCCTTCAGTAACCCAGCCGGAAGCGGAAATAACTCTTCAGGCATCTCCGCATCATCTGTACGTTCTGGCGCGCACTCCACGAGCGCTTCCAGCATCACGTCGCCGCCCGCCTGCAGCGCCTCGCGCATGATTTGCCCACGCACCCTGACTGCAAGCTTTCCGAGCGCTTCTTCCAGCTCGCGGGTGTCGATGACCAGGTCGATTTCGTCGCTCATTTACAGATCCACCGTTACGGACGCATCAGAGCTGCGCGACCGAAAAGCGATCGATCTCGCGATCTCACGCGCTTCCTCGGGGTTTTCCTGCAGAACTTCCGCGATAGCTAGAACCTGCTCTTCTGTGGCGAATACTTCGGTCTTAATCCGAATAGGCTTGCCGACAGATATCGACAGTTCCAGAGAAATGCAATGAAGAGGAATAACTCCCGCCTCGGTGAGCGCCTTGACGACCCCAGGATTCGGTAATATGGCTGCCATGGGTACCTCAATTCGAGTCCGCGCTGATCTGGATGCAGGCCAGCGTGACTTTCTTGTTGCGGCGCAGGACGTTGTCCACCGCCTGGATAAGGAAGGTGTTGTCGCCGAAGATGACGCGCATGCCGGGCTGAATGGTGATAGCAACACCAGGCCAGCGGATCGTCAGGACATCGGTGGAAGTGGACGCCAGCGTGTTGTTGGAAAAGGACTCTTTGAAGGTGCGCGAGTTGGTATTTTCGATCGACGCACGCGTGGTGAGCACAACCGCCCAGGTAGAGACGGGCTGCCCGGAGGCATCGCGCGTGTCGGTGGGCTTCTGGATCTGAACCGAGTGGCGCAACGAACCGGGATCGAGGAAGAGCACAGGTGCGGGCATGGTCAGGCCTGGTAGTACACGCGGTTGGCGTCAAGCAAATCCTTGACGGCGTAGGGAAGCTCCTTAAGACTCGCGGAGGCGACGGGCAGGCGATTCTCATACCAGTGCGTCACGAGCATCAGCATGGCTCGGATCGCGATGGCGGCAACGGGCCGGCCGAGCCAGGCTGAGACATTGACAACGGCAGCGACAACCGGGTTCGCAAGCGCAGCGTTCCCTGTGTCATCGACGGAGAGGATCGTAGTTTGCAGCGGGACCCCGGCCACACCCGCGCCAGGAATCACAATGGACTGCCCGACAGTCTGAGGGGCGAAGGACGCGCCATCGATAACCTGCGAGCCCTCTCCTATCGAAAGGATCACCGGAGCGCCGTAGCCCGCCACGTAATCGACCCAGACGCTATCTACACCTTCAATGGGACGCGGCCAGCATGAACGCGGAGCATGGCGGATATGTGCCGGCTCTTTCCAGCGCGCGACCCGATAAAGGCTGGGATCAAGCGTCTGCTGGTTTCCATCGAGATCGAGATACTGCACGGCGGAAACAAACTGGAGCGGCGAACGGCCGAGCTCGAAGAGACGATGCTCTTCCGGTTCCAGATCGTGACGCGTGGGAATGTCATAGGTGACGTTGTAGGGGATAGGCAACCGGTCTTCAGGGAATCCATCGAAGTACTCGCGGAAACCCCGCGTGAGATAGGAACGCGCCGTATGCAGTTCGGCTTTCTCACGCGCAGAGGACACGAGGCTCATAAGGTATTCGTCGTCGTCGGGAAAGTCGAGATTGACCTGGCATTGCCGCTTGGCCATGTCGAGAGAAACAGGCTCAGAGGTCGCGTGTTGCGTGATATCAATGCCGGCCATGGATTCGCTCCGTAAAGCAGGGTTCAGAAGTAGAGGAAAAGAGGATGCGGAAGCCAGGCTTCCGCATCCAGGAAAGACCGCAGTTTAGGCAGCGCCGAGTGCCGGACTGACCCAGGCTTCGGTGACTGCGACGGTGGTAGCGTCGTTGGTCGTAGGCTTGCAGCGCGGCCCGTACTGAATCGCAATCACGCTGTCGATGACGGCGCCGGTGGCCCCGCCCCGTACGATTGCCGGCGTGATGTAGCGCTGGGTCGGCCGATAGAGATCGAGCACGACGGCTTTGTTATCGTCGGTCAAAGCCGGCGTGCATGCGGTACCAGCCAGATCCGCGGCATCGCTACCGTTAGCCTGAGCTCCGCCCTGCGCCTTCAATGCCGGTGTCCCGTCGGTGATGGTTCCGAATTGCGCGATGAAAACAACGCCATCGTAATCGGACGTATCGATGGCGGTACCCGTGACAGTGGTGGTCCCCACAGCGGTCGCATTGAGCACGCGGGTGACCTTTGTAGCTTTCGAAAGCTGCATAACTTTCCTCGATTTCTCGCTCTCGCGATGAGATGGATGAAGGGAAAGGATCCCGCGATCGCGGAATTGTCGACAGACCGCGGGATTCGATGGTCAGTTCAGGCTAGGAGCACTTCAAGCGAACAAACGCTTCAGCCAGGACCGGCATGCCGTCCGTCTCAGCGCGGGCGATGAAGCCAACCTGATTCTGCTCGGCATAGAGCTCGACCAGGCGCTGCACCTCGACACTGAGAGCATCGACAATCTCATACTTCGAGAAGTCGCCGATGATGCCGATATACTGCCCGGTGGTGAAGGTGTTCGGCACATACTCCGACATGTGGAAGGGCCGGTTCAGGATGCGGTCGGGTTCGCCGGCCGTGATCCCGGGCTGCCACAGATACTGCCCGTACTGATCCTTCAGCTTGCGGATCTGGCGCACCGAATCGCGATGGAAGATCCAGCTGGCAGTGCGCTGATACTGGGCCTTCAAGGTGTAGAGCGCATCGATAAGGCAGTCGGCACCGTTCGCGGCGGCAAATCCCGTGGCGGATCCGGTAACAACATCCCGCGACACGTCGATTCCGTCGGTGGAAGGTACGAACACCCCGAGAGGCTGCTCCGCGCCGGTTCCGAGCAGGAACGCCTTTTCCTGCGCGATGCCGAACTTGTATCCGAGACGGGCGAGCACAACGCCCTCCGCCATCGACGTCATGCGCAGCAACTTCTTCGAGATCTTGATGCGCTTGGCGAGAGGATGCGGCTTGAGTTCCCGTTTGGCGAACTTCAAGCTCTGATCTTCCTGCCCGGTTTGCAGCTCCGAGGTCCAGTCCGCATCATCGACGTCCGTCAAACGTGCCGGAATGCCCAGCGAGACAGCCGAGGTGAGCGTGGTGGTGGTAGCCAGACCGCGCATGAAAACCTCGTTGTCAACGACTTCAATCAGCCTGTTCGCCAGCTGCTCGGATGCGACCAGGTAGCCGCCGCCGTCGTCGGAGTCGGAGGCCAAGGCGTTGCGGACCTCGATCGCGGTGTCGCTCGGAATTCCGCCGCCAAAGAGGCTGGAAACAAACGCATCGTGATACGCCTGGGTGGCGCGGATACCCTTCGGCTTGGTTGCGGCGCCATTGTTGTCAGCCCGCGGATCGGTGGCGGCGGCGCGCTGTCCCAGACGCGCTGCACCATTGGACTCGCGCTCTTCCTGACGCTCGTGGAGCTTGATTTCGTTGTCGAGCTCGTCGAAACGCGCGTCCATCCTGCTGAGGGTTGCCTTCTCATCCGCATTGGTGCTGCGCTTCTCCGCCGCGGCTTTGTCGAGAATCTGACGATACTGATTGGTCAGCTCGCCTTTCTCGTTCTTGAGTTCGATCGATCTACGCATTACGTCCTCCTAGACGCAAAGGATCATCCGGCACGCCCTGCGCGGGCTGTCGATGGTTTCTCTGCCGTTTTGGACCCGGGTCCTTGTCGGCGAGCTGGCTGCAGATGAGAAGGCCCCGCGACGGCGAGGCCTGATAGACGCAAAAACCTATTTACGACTTTTCGTAAAGCTTGAGGCGCTGGCGCGCAATCTCATCAAAGGTGTCCGGTGCTTGGCTGCCGATATTCGAATCATGGTTCGGGCAGGTGCAGCCGGGCGCGTCGCACGGATCATTGAGACAGCCGTCGCAGTTACCGTCCTGACAGGGTTGGCAATCACATTCGCAGTCCGAAGAGGCTGCGCGCGGTATTGCGGCGTGCTGCCGGCGGAGCTGCGCGGGAACGCGCTTGAAGGATTTGAGATTGAAGCTCTTGACCAGGGCGCGGGCCTGTGTCGAGGTCTCCTCATCCTGGTTGAGAATGGCGTTGGCAAAGCCATTGTCGATCGCTTCCTGAGCGCCCATCCAGGTCTCGGCGTCCATCAGCTGCTTAATGTCGTCCGCGGTCTTGCCGCTTTTGGCGACATAGATGGAACCGACCGTTTGCGAGATCTTGTCGAGGGTATCGGCGATCTTGAGGAAAGCAGGACCGTCTCCGTAAGCAAAACAGGCCGCGTTGTGGATCATGATCATCGCGCCGATACCAACACTGACCGTGTCGCCGGACATGGCGATCACAGATGCCGCAGAGGCTGCCAGGCCATCGACGAAGACATCGACCGGCTTGTTTTGCGAGCGGATGAGGTTGTAGATCGCCACACCCTCGAAGCAATCCCCGCCAGGCGAATTGACGCGCACAGCGATGCGATCAAAGTTGCCGGCGCTTTTGATGGCATCGGCGACCGACGTAGCGGTTACGCCCCCGCCGGTCCAATAATTCTCGCCAATCTCGTCATAAACGAGCAGTTCGAGGGTGGTTCCGGCAACGGCGGCGGCAAAAATACGCTTCATTGTATGAGGCATCAGATCGCGCTCCTTTTTAACACTGCGTCAATACAGAGATCGAGTTCATTACTGGACCGAATTTCGGCGGATTCTTCCTTCCATCCGGCGGAAGATTCGCCGATTTCGGCCGCATAAAGCGCCGCAAAAGCTTCCATTTCCGGTGAAATATCGCCCAAAACACACTGAATTACATTCAAAACCGGCTGTAGAAAGGCTGTTGCGGCATATTTTGCGCGTTCTGACGGATTGCGATGAAGCACACGTCCTATCGCATCGCGAAAGAAGCGCAGATTGACATTTTTGGCACGCCGCAGAGCCTTCGCACGTGCGTCAACCGAAGGCACTGAAGACTCGGCGTCTTCGTCCAGATCGGAGCTGTTCGCCTCAATGCCCACCTGGTCGGTAGGCACCATGTTGAGCGGAATATAGTAACGATCGCCGTTCTCAATCGGATTCTTGCCCATATACTCCCGAACGTCATTGTCGGAATAGGCGCCGATCAAGAACATGTCTTTGCAGTGAGCTGTGCGCGCCGCGGTATCGCCACGCATCATGCCATCGACATCGAATTCGTTGAAGAACTTGCCCTTTTCGCGCGGCAGCAGCAGAGAGCGGTTGCAGGCCTGCTCAATACACACCAGCCGTGGGGCAATGCAGTCGCGCAGGAACTCCAGATCCTGATGCTCGATGTTGTTGTTGGTCGACCGGCTGAGGTCACCGATTTTGTGCGGAGGTACGCGCAAGAGGCCGGCAACATCCGCACGCTGAAATTGACGGCTGAGGATGAACTGCGCCTTCTCCGGGTCGATGGGGTTGGGAGTATAGTCCAAGCCCTCTTCAAGCACGGCCAGGCGGTGAGAATGATCGAGCCCGCGATGCTTCTCTTCGAAGCTAGCCTTCAGGCGCTTGGCAGCATCCGCGGAAAGATTGCCCGGAGTCTTGAGAAACCCTCCCGGCATAGATCCATTGCCAAATACTGTGGCTCCGAATACTTCCAGCGCCTTGGTGAGGCCAAGTGTCTCGCGATGCAACCCGATCGGCGAGTAGGCGTTGTATCCATCACGGGTGAGCCCTGGAATGTACAAGATCTCGTCTTCCCAGAACTGCTCTGGAATGCCGTCCATGGTGGAGACGTAGAACCACATCTTTCCGTCGCGGATCTGCCAATAGAAGAGATCCGGACGAAGCGGCCAGAGCGCAACAACTTTTCCCGACGCATCACGCTCGATATAGCTGGCATGACGTCCCCAGATGAGCAGGTGATAGACCATCGTCATTCGATACGTGAACGACGTCATCCGCTCGTTCGGTTCGTCGTGGAGAAGGAAATAGAGCGGGTGCTTTCTCGCCTCCTCGCGGCCACGCGGATCCATGGAGCGAAACATCTTCCAGGGCATCATGGCGACGGTTTCGGCGATGACATTGACGCACTTATAGACGTCGCCGACCGTGAGCGCATTGGCCTCATGGATCACAATGCCCGATGAGGTCTGAGTCAGAGACATGAGGCGCTGCAGCCAGCCTGTAGGCTGCGCGATCGAGTCACCATCGACAGCGATCGCATTGCGGATGTTGCCGAAGATGCCCATCAGTCGCCGGCTTTCTTTTCAGGGCTGAAGCCAAAAAGCGCGAGCACCAGAAGAAATGCGCCGCCGAGAATGATACCGGCCGGGCGATAGATCATTCCTGCGCCCAGAGCCATCAGAGCGCAGCCTGCCAAGCCGAAAAGATCGCGAATCATGGTTTGCTTCATAGGCTTAGAATGCCTCGCTCTTCATAGATCGACCTGCGCACCGGTGGAGCGGTAAGAGCCAGGTACATGGCATTGAGGAGTGCGCTGGCCGGGTCGATTTTGTTGTTGCGGCTTTCCTTGCGGGGAAAGACGTTTTCGTTTGCGTCCTCTTTGACCACCACATTGCTGATTGCCCAACGAAGAACGGGATCGCCGTTGTGGTGCAGCCTGCCTGAAAGGACCGCGGCCTCAACTTCCTTCATTGCGGGGTCAAGATACTTCCACGTTTGCGGAATATCGAGAACCTTATCGTTGCCCTGCGCATCCTGCCCCAGACGGAGCTTGTACTCCTGCTCCATCTGCAGCGCCTGGTGTTGATCGAATCCCAAGCGCTGATAGTTGTAGCGGTCCAGCTCGGCATTCACTTCCTTCTGTACGAAGGCGAGTTGAATCTCCGGGCCGGGGTGACCGATGAAGAACCGGTGCGGCTCTTCAAGTGCATCGCTTTGCTTGATCCAGCGCTCATAGTGTTGGTGCTCCCCATCGTTGGCCCGGTCGAGCGGCACGTAGTGCCGGCCAAAAACGTAGTAGTGCTTTTTGCCGTCGTCTTCCCAACGGACAAAGATCTTGCAGCGCGAGGTCAGATCGATCCGAGCTCCCAGATCGAATCCCTCGTAGCAGGGGGCATGAAAGAAATCATCAATGGAAAGAGTTGAGTCGGCCTGCTTTCTCCAGGCCTCCATGTTCATCCATGCTTCGCGCGCATTGGTCCAGATATTTTCATGCTTGACCTTGAAACTGTTCTGCAGATTCGGCCGCTGAATCGCGCGGCGCAGATCGGACAGAATGTTATTTTCAAGGACACTTACGCCAAAGTTCGGATTGGCTTCGCGAACCGCTTCAACCGTGGTCCAGCGCGGAACCTTCTTTCCGTCGATCTCGACGATGCTCTCGGGATCATCAACGGTATAGATGATGCCAAAGAGCCGATCATCCGTAATGTCGCCGGACAGAACCTGCTCGAGGTTACGCTGCAGCTCGAGACAGGGCGACTCCATATCGAACCCCGCCGTCGATATGACTAGCACCAGGGGTTGCTCGCGCGACATGGCGCCGGTGCGCGCCGTCTGGTATTGCTCATCGGTGGGATGTTCGTGGTACTCATCGAGCACCCAGCAATGCTGGCTCGCGCCGTCTCCTGGATTGCCGATGACGATCTCGAACTTGCTTCCATCGTCGGCGACATACATCGACTCCTTGGCGAAGGTGATGCCGTGATATTCCTTGAAGCCCTCGGCGCGCTTGGCCATGCGCGACGCTGGAGTAAAAACCTCCTTGGCTTGCTTCCGATCGCTCGCGCCGCAGTAGACCTCGGAGCCAGGCTCACCGTCGGCCACGAACATCCGCAAAGCGATCAGCGCGGCGAGAACAGTCTTCCCATTTTTGCGTGGTACCAGGACATCGGCTTCAGTGAACCGTCGCAGGCCGGTTTTCTTGTGCACCCATCCGAAGATGGAACACACAATGAAGAGCTCCCATGGCTCGAGGTGAATTGGCTGCCAGCCGCGCGCCCACTTCCCTTTGACGTGAGGGAAGCGCTCCATCCAGGCGCAGACGCGGCCGGCACGAACTGGATCGTACTTGTATTCGAAGTCCTTGCCCCGCGAGCGGGCAAGATCATCGAGATGCCGCTGACCGGATAAGCGCACCCACTTACAGCAGGGAATGCGACCCTCAGCGACGTCGCGAGCGTATTGTGTGGCGCTCTCGGCGTAAGCCAGCCACTTTTCGGGAACCTTTTTTCTAGCCAACGTATTCGCCCCAGCTCGCGCTAGGACGCCCTGCACCGGCTTCGCGATCGGGCACGCGAACCGCTTCCGCGACGCGCGCGCTGTCGGCAGGTGTCATGCCCATCTTGGCAAGATTCTTTTCGATCTGCGCGTAGTCTCCCGACGTCGCCTTGCCATAGCCTTCATTGGCGCGCTCGACTTTGTACTGCAGCAGGCAGGTATTCTTCACTAGCATGCGATGCGAAACATTCAGCACGCGGAGCGCGGCGGTATCCTGGTCAACGATCTCGCCCCAAATCTTGAGGAGGTGGGCCAAGCGGCCGTTTGAATCTTTGCCCACGGTCCATTCAGCGGGAGGGGGGCCCAACGACGGAAGCTTCTTAGCGGCTGCTCGCCGTGTGCGGTACCTGCCTGGGTTCTTGCGTACGGCCCCCGACATCTCAAGAACTTTTAGCGGCTTGGGAGGTCGGCCCCTGGGCATTTGCTACCTCGATTGGAGACCTCCAAGCCTTTGCGAGGTCAGGGCGGGTCATTGTGGCGCTATCCAGCCCATTCGCCAGTGATAATTGCAATCGATCACGGCGAATCTGCTGAACCTAAAAACTTTGAATTATGTGGAAGCGTCTTTGACGGTATGCTACGGTCTACGGCGCCATGGTCGGAAGGATTTGATACCCCCTACCCGCCCGACCGGCACTACTGACCGAGGAAAGTCCTTGCGCTGTGGCATTCGTGACAAAGAGCCATACAATTGTCCTCGACCAACTTCAGCTCGGGGTACTCGCCTACCTTCTTCACGTGATGCACATCCGTTGCAGCCACGTACAGTGGAATTGGCTTGGCTTCACAGTCCTGACAGAGACGATGGCGCGCTAGATACCATGTGCGGAACCTCTGCCAGTGACGATCATATCCACGGCTCGCCGCGCTACCGCGCCGACGCTCCTGGATGGCTTGCTCACTGAATGGCCTGCATGCGTCGCAGTAACCCCGATCGACGATTGCCGGACATCCAGACCGCGCGCATGGTCGCATGGCAATCGCAGCTCCGTAACGACCTATCGAAAGAAGACTTGGTCTTGCACCGTGCACAGATACTTGACTACAGTCTCATCCCAATGATCTGGGAATGGGATCGTCTCACCATTGGGCAACGTGAACCGCTTCGTTGCCTGAATCGCATGCGGCGCATAGTACAACAACGCGCCATCGGTAATGTCTGCCAATGTGCCAGTCGCTGCTTGCGCCGCCAGATCGAGCGCTTGCGCCCATAGAGCATCGCCATCCTTTGGCCACAGTCCGAGCTCCGGATCGCCCTTCGCTGTGATGCTTGAGAACTGCCACGGCTTGACGCACTCAGCAAATGCGCTGGTCTTGTTGCGCGTCGCGCGATTCACAAT